GAGAACGAAGTTTTACTGATTTTATATTTACATCAGATATACCTAGTTGTCTAGCCATAATAAACTCTCATTAATGTTCCATCAATAATCGTTGAAACTCATTTATTACTAAATCAATATACTGTCGTTCCATAACTCTAATTGTTCTCTTTGTATCATTCAATCTTTCTTCATACACAAAACGACTCACAGCTGTTGCACCAACTGCCGCAGTAGATATTTCTGCAACTGCACCCGTCTGATCTTCAAAATCTACTCTATTTCCACCTGCATCTTCATAATGATGCGTTCCATATTCATTACCAGCACCATATTTTTTAGTAATAAACTTAGACAATGTAAGATGTGTCATTGGCCAATCATACCAAGGATTAATAATACTCAATCCATTAGCATACATAATTAACCAATGTAATTCTGAATCATCATAAAATTGATCTGCAAGTGTATCTGGTCTATCACCATCTCTTATGATATATTTCTGATAATGACAAGTAGCAACTAATGCCTCATGTGCTGAACCATTTACATCAGCCCAACCATGACATTTTACAAGAACACGAGAGAGCAGATTTGTAATCGCATCATACTGTTCATTATTTTCTACACCACGAACATCATAAGCTATCTTTGGAAAGTATTTAAAATATGCCATTTATTAACCCCAATGTGGATTCATATTAGTGTCTGGAATGATTGCAGATGGTACTGATCTATTAGATATACTACCAGCTGGATTCTGTCCCTCTTGTTCGTTCATATCAAGACCATCTCTTGCAACATCATCAGCCATAACCAATTCTGTTTCACTAAATGATAATCCAAGTGTAATAGCAACTGGAGCTCCTTTGTCATAAGCAGCCCAAATATTATTTGGTGTAAAATTTGTGTCAACTGATGTACATACAGCTGGTTTTAAATATGGTAGATTTAAATTTTGTTCATATGAATTATTAAAATCAGTTAAAAATTGAATCTGAAATTCTTGTGGATAATTCATAAATGATTTACCAAATCCACTTTCAACCCATGTTGGTCGAGAATGTTGTCGAAACTTTTTAATAATCTCTCCTACTGTTTTAATTTCTGTTTTATTTCTAGCTCGAAAAACAAAATCAAATTTATATGATCTAAAACCAATTCCAGAAAACATCATTTCCATATATGGATTTTGTTTTACACTAAAAGCTGCTTCTGCACCACTTTGTATTACATTACCACCAATCGCACCAAGCAGTCCACCTGTCATTCCAGACACTCCTGGTATTCTACTTAATACAGTACCAACAATACCACCAGCTGCAGCTGCCAAAAGATTTCCAGCAGAACCAACTGCTGCACCAGCCATCCCTTCCATAGCTGAAGTATCAGAACCCTTTAATAAACCTTTCGACAAATTTCCTATCACACCAAGTTCTTGTCCACCCCATCCGGCCGATTCGTTCAACGCAATACTGTTTGGCATATTCAAATAGACACTACCAATTTCACGTTTTGAAGAATTTTGAGCTTGTATGTTACCAAAAGTTGCTTGGGTACCTGCCCAGGTTGCACCAATTCTACTCCTTATTGATTCCTTTTCATGTTCGCCAGGATCCACTCCTCCAGTACTTTCTTTAAATGCACGAAGTTCCTCTTCCATTCTTTCTTTATCTGCTGGGGTGTCAAGCAAATTTGGCATCCCAAAACTTTCTGCCTTCTTGTGCATCCTGTAGTCACGGATTGACGACCTCAATTCTTCCTGATATGCTGTTTTCATTGCGGCTGTAACTTCTTTAAAATCCACACCTTTTCTTTGTACAAAACCAAACCTTATAGCCTCTGGAAAAAAATGTTCTTCATTCAAATCAGATGGATATTTTAATTGTCCAAAGTCAGTTAGATTTCCTGCAGCTGTTCCTTGACTCATTATACGACCCTCGCTTCTTTTGCTGTTTTAAACCAGATTTTCTTACTGGCTGTTCTTCCACCACCTATTGTCTTAAATCTTTCTGTCGGTACCATGATAGCTAACTCCCAATCTAATGGATGAACTTGAATTACTTTTGATTGAACTTGATCGTTTCTATACTGTCTATATGAAACTTTTGCATGACGAAATCGTTTATTCTTTTTAATAACATCACGAAACTTTCTTGCAAATATCTTTGTTTTTTCAGTATAGTCTTGATTTGACATATACTGCAACATATGACCAAGAAGTACAGCTCGTAACTTTGGACTCAAGTAATGAAAATTAATACCAGAGAAATTGTCTGCATCTTCATACAACATAAAAATCAATGGAAACTCATCATACGTTTCGTATGGTTTGTTTGGATGATATCTAAAAAAATACATTCTACCTAACTTCCTATCACTAATTCTTTTACCACCCTTTCTTAACATTTCAAAAGAACGATAATTAACACCTTGTTCTAATGCATAATCATGATACCATCTTCTCGACAATTCACTTCTATCAACAATGTTCATCTGTTTTGCTTCTCTATGAGCTTTCTGAAAAAATGATTCTTTTTCTAAATAATCTATATGTTGTTGAAGATTGGCTACTACTTGCCTTCTTACCACAGGTGCAAACTGTCTTGCACCAAGACGAGCAGTAGCAACTGAATCATAATATGTTGCATCTTTCATAGTCCCTAAAAACCCACGAACTTTACCCTCTTTTATCTGTAATTTCGGAAAACCAATTGGTTCTAACAATTTACGATAAATACTATGTTCAGACATAGTAAGTTTTGCAATTACTTTTTGAATACCTTTTACTTGACCAATATTCTCAATTCCCTTTACTTGACCAGTAGTAAGTGCAGTTGTAGTTCTTGCAAAAACAGCTCTTAAACCAGGATATCTTGCTGCACCAGCCAATGCTGCCAAGATTGTTTTATCTATAGTTTTTCTTTGTTTAAGTAGACTGATGTCCATTTCGTTTATATTTATAAGATTTTGATGGAATATCCAGTTCTTTTTCAGTTAAAATAACAAACTCCATACCACGTTTTTCTGCCCATTTACGAGCAGCTTTCCATTTACTCTGATTTCGTATATATGTTTTCAAATCATTCTTATACTTGATCGTGATTCTCTTTTTCTTCTTAGGTGGCTTACATTGACTCAACGGTTTCACTTCAATGATATACTGTTTAATCTCTCCTTCTGCGTTCTTTACTTTTGCATAAAAGTCAACAAAATATCGCCTACTTTTCTTCTCAATCTGGTTATAGTATGGTATAATAACATTCTCCGAACCCCACTCCAATACAGATGGATGACGATCCAGATACTTCATGTACTTAAGCTCCCATGATGATCTATATATCACTTCCTGCAAATCTGCTACATATTTTGCTTTATTATGTACCTTATAACGGCCAATTGATTTCTTATAATTCATAGTAGTTGTATAAATATAGTGTGTCACTAGTATTTATACATAACGGAGAAAACATGAATATCAACCAAGTAAAATCAAATATTCTAAAAGGTTTTGCAAGACCAAATCTATTTCGTGTAACTATAGGAGATATTAACACAGCATATCAACCACAGTTCAGAATAAACTGTTATCAGGCACAAATTCCTGGTAGTAATATAGCTACAACAGATAAAGACCTTGGTTTTCGTAGCCAGGCATATCATAAATTATATGCTGATATTATTCTTGGTTTTTACTGTAGTGAAAATATGCAAGAACTAGAATTTTTTCAAGGATGGATAGATAGAATTGTTGACCCAATAACAAATCGTAAAGGATATTATAATGATGATGTTGATGGCTCTGGTAATGTTGCTCGTGGATATACATCATCAATTACAATCGAACATTTAAGTAGATTAAGTAACAAAGGGGGTGAACATAATCTAGGACAAACTGCCCCGAAGTTAGGAGAAAAACCAATTATTCGTGAAAAAGAACTCTACGAGAAAAAGGGTCTAAGCTACGATCAAGAAAATGTTGTTTCAGCAAGATGGAAATTATACGAAGCTTATCCAAAACAAGTTGACCCAATACAATTAGATTATGGTACAAATGATACTGTTATGAGTATGAATGTTACTTTAACATATCGTCATTTCAAAGCAGATTTTAATCCATTCCAATGGAGTGAAAATGAAGGAATAAGTAATTACGACAAAAAACTTGGTAGAAAAGATTGGCAATGGACTGATCCACAAACAGGTGCATACACACCAAATCCAAATACAGGAACATGGAGTAATGCAAGACGGTTTTAATATTATTAACATCATTTTATATAGGAGTGAAATGAAATGGGATTACCAACAATTGCAGTACCGCAGTATGAATTAGAAATACCTTCGTCAAAACTAAAAGTTAAATACAGACCTTTTCTTGTTAAAGAAGAAAAGATTCTTTTATTAGCTTTAGAAAGTGAAAAACAAGATAATATTGTAAGTGCAATTAAAAATATTATTGAAACTTGTGTATTTAGTGAAACAAATGTTAATGAAATGCCAACATTTGATCTTGAATATATCTTTTTACAATTAAGAGCTAAATCGAAAGGTGAAGTAATTGAATTAAAATATGAATGTCCAAAATGTAAAACAGAATTACCAATTAATATTAATATTGATGATATTCAAGTAACTTTTCAAGACAAACATACTAAGAAAATAGAATTAGATACAAATCTTGGTGTCGTAATGAAATATCCAACGGTTGAATTACAAAATCAGATTACAAAAACTCTGGAAGGTGAAAATAAAAGTC